GAGATAGGGGTTTAAAAAATAGACTATGGCAATAACGCCCACACGATTTACTTCAGCTACAGACCTTAACGCTTACGAAAGCAAGGGGATAAAGTCTTACATAGAGGCTTATGCCTCAACGTCTGCATGGGTGGCTAGATCTGCGTTTAAACAGCACGTATGCTATGCTTCGCTCACGGGTGCGATGACGATTAACGCAACCCTGACAAATTTAGTACAGTTTGATGAGGTAGTATTTAATTTCACAGCAGATACTTCGAATAGAATTGTAACATTCGGAACGGGATTTGCACAGCTCACAAGCCAGGGGATGGTTGGATCAACCATTACTATACCTGCTTCATTGAATGCTGTTGTGTCTTGTTTGTATGACGGCACTTCTTTGCGAATAGTCGGAGTGGTAGTAGAAGGCAGGGGGGAGACAACAGAATCACCTGCATACGCGGCATCTATCGAGGTTACGGATCAATATGCAAGACGCCATGTTGTATCACCTGCTCAACTTACAGGAGCATTGACATTGAACGCCACAAACGTAACTAAAGCCATTGTTGGCGATGAATACGTGTTCCATTTTTCAACGGACGGTACGCAGCGAATAGTTACGTTTGGCACTAACATTTTATCAAGTGGTACTATAACAATACCGGCAAGCAAAACCGCCACAGCGCGCGGATTCTTTAACGGGTCAAGTATTTGTATAACAGGTCGCGAAATTTCAGCATAATATGGGATGTGGATCAATAGATAGAGGCTCGGTTTTAAGTTGCAAAACTCCTTTAGTTGGCGGCATTGGTGGCGATAGCCGGCTAGTGCTTTATAACTTCAGCGAGGTTAGCTTCACCGAATCTTCAAGTACGCCAAATCTTTATACCGCGATCACGCTTGCAAGCGGGGCCAGTGGTTACCAATTTCAGGGATATAAACTTTCTTTGAAACCATCGGTGGATATCGTTGTTGGCGCGAATGGACAGAATCTATTTAAACATCGTGCGGCCTTCGTCATCTTCGAAAATACTCAACTTCAGAAGAATAACATTCAGACGTTGAAGGATGGCCGTTATGTAGCTCTTTACGAGAACAACGGGAAGAATACAGAGTCTTTTGAACTTATGGGGGTTAATGTTGGACTTGAAGTGAAACCGCAAAAGATTCGTGATCTTCAAGAGAATGGGGCGGCTTATATGATTTTACTCGAGACCCCTGACGCCGAACTAGAGACTAAGTTACCTCAGACATTCTTAAGCTCGAATTACGCCACTACATTGACTGCAGTAAATACTACTTTGTATTTGCCTACCATTACTACTATTTCAGATTTGACAGTAGCGGTGGCCGGTGGCGATGCGGAGACAATTACCGGTACGAATTTCTATGGCTCATTGGGTGCTTCCAGTGAAGTTACCAGTGTGGATTGGGTTAATGTTGGCACCCTAGCACTCACCAATCAAACAGGTGTTACTGTGGCCAGCAATACTTCGATTACATTCAATACCGTGGCTTTGGTGGCCGGAGCTTACAAACTTCGAATCACTACCAGAAAAGGTTATGTAGACTCTGCTTCAATAGTCGTAGCTTCTTAATATGGACGCAAAATTTAAATTCAAAGACCCTGATATGATCATTAATATCAACGGTCAGAAGATACATCCAGGTAATCTAACCCAAGAAGATTACGATTATCTGTTGAGTTGGAATAAGGACTATGCCTCTTTGTTCGTTCCGCTCGAAAATGTTAATTTAGAGGCGAAATCAAAAAAGAAATCAGATGGCAAGGCCGAAGAATCAAAACCAGAATGAACAATTAGTCATAGAAGAAAAACTTCTTATCTTGAAATTGGGGTCTATTCAGGTTCCCTATATCGAAGACGGAAAAGGCGGATGGAAGACTGTCAATCAACGCGACTGGAACTTAAAAGATCAGGCAGCACTTTTTGATTATTGGAGAAAACTTTTATTTGATGGCCTTGACGATGAGAAAAAAGATAAGGCTATCGAAGCCAAGAAAGCAAAACTGTTCATGGTTGAGGAAGTAAAAAAAGCAGAAAAGACGGATGAATGATATATGGTTACAAATACGAACCGTTATTAATTCGCGTACCCACTTGGATAGATAAACGCTATCAGATTCAGGGATATGATGCAGACAATCTCTACCCACAACGCGCCAAAGAAGCAAAAAATAGAAGCTATACTGCAAAGATAGCGTGCGCTCGTTATGCTGAATTCCTCAATGGGGAAGGGTTTACAGATACCAAACTAGGCACAACGATAGTAAACCGGAAGGGTCATACGGCTAACGATTTCTTAGATCATATTTGCAATTCATCTTCATGGGCAAATGGGTTCTTCATCCACGTAGGATACAATCTTAATTACAAAATCAACTCAGTAAAGGTTTTAGATTTCGAGTTTAATCGATTCGGATTACCCGATACGGAGGGCGATTTCTCGATGATAAAGTATTCTACTAACTGGGAAAGAAATCCCTACAAGAACATCAATTCAGGAATAGAGATTTGTGATTATCCGGTTTTCAATCCTGACCCAAATGTTGTTAAACAGCAGATCGAAGATGCGGGAGGGATTTTAAACTACAAAGGGCAAATATTTTACTGGACTCCTCAAGAGGGTCAATATCCTAAGGCTACTTTCGACACAGTATTTGATCAAACGCAGACACAGGCCGAGATTGGAATTTTCGATCTTGCCATGGAGCAAAATGGATTCAGGGCAGGTCATGCTTTTGGTTATCCTGGAAAATTTGAAACTAAAAAAGAGGCTCAAGAATTTAAAGATGATATTAATTCATTTACTGGACAGGGTGCTGGTGGAGTTCTGGTAATTGATGGCCTTGATGGTAATGTTAAACTATCTGACATGATCGTTCCTCTTCAGATGCAGAACACTGGTGATCTTCATGTTAGCGTTGACAAGAGAGTAAGAGACGCCATACGCGTAGCCTTTGGTATGCCTGCAGAAATCATAGGAGAGATGCCAGAAAGCGGCATGTTCAATCAGCAGCAGATGCAGGACGCCTATGTTTATTATAATTCCGTGACAAGATCGATGAGAAATACCATTTCAAGACAGGTGAAAAAGATTTTTGATCATTGGTATCTACCATTGGCTCAAGATTATTCAATTGTCGAGCAAAAATATACTGTTGGTGCTGTTGTGCCGACTACCGAACAACCAACTAAAACAGCAAATGGTTGAAGTTTATCTCATATCGCAAGCAGACATACAAAAATTCCACCCTGTGGGAGAGCTTCCACAGGGTAGAATTGATCCTTTTATAATTTCAGCTCAAGAGTTGGACTTAAAGCCTGTTCTTAATGAAAGTTTGTACTATGACTTCATCACAAAATATACAACTTCAGGCGATCCAATGTATTCGGCTTATCAAAATCTTTTGAACGGAACGACTTATACATATTCAGGACAGACAATTCAATATCCAGGCATCAAACCGATGCTTATTGCTTATACGATGAGCAGATTTATTCCAATGAATCAGGTTAACATCACAAGATTCGGGATTGTGAGCAAAAAAACCGATCTAAGCGATCCGATTAGCACGACACAGCTAACGTATATCGTAAATAATTTACGCGCACAGGCTACAGCATATCAAAATCAGCTTGAGCAATTTCTTTTGCAGAATCAAACTACCTATCCTCTATATGGTTCTTTCCCTTCGGCAGTAAATCAACGGACAGGGGTTAAGATAATTAACTCAGCACGTAATTCGCAAGGCGGAGGATATAGGGGCTGGTGGAACGCAAACTATTATGATTAAAAAATTATGGCAACAGCATGTAAATTAGGAGAAGAAATTACGGTAGATGGTACTGCGGTTGAGTATCTGATAACGGAAACAAATATCACCCTTGAAAAATCGCCAACTACTTTGAATATTACCTTGAGCACCAACTCTGGAACGATTCAATTTGCGGTAGGGGAAACGCCACCTTCAGCACAAAAAGCATGGGCTTCTGGGACATCATTTGTAATCCATGGAGTTCAGAATGGGGTTTTTAATCTTTGGGCTAAAGGTAGCGCATCTGGGCAAAAATTTACTATCACCTAATGGTAGCTGTTACTGCCGATCCCACAAGAGAGCTTACTCTATACTTTAGAATCAATAGAGATGGGGTTATCGTATTTTCATTTCTTGATTTGAATGGAATCGCATTAGATTTGTCGCCATATACCATTGTAGTAAATTTCAAATATCGAAAAAGTGATAGTTCGAATTTCCTACAAATCACACCAACAATCTCTGGGAATACGGCTATTTTAATATTGACGAAATCCCAGTCGGCTGCATTTCGGGAGCAAACATTTTTTTGGGAGCTAGTGCGAACGAAATCGGGGTTAGAAAAAAACTGGCTAACTGGTGATGCTATTTTCCATCAAGGCAAATTTGACGGTGTTACAAACTCTGGGCAGATATTCATAAACTCATTTGATGATATGGTACAAATAACTGTAAACGAAACCAGTGGTGAATCTGGGGCTGTAATATTTAAAGGGGATTATGATGCTTCTACAAATTTATTTCCATCACCATCTTTCGGGGGCTATCAATACAGGATTTCGGTAGCCGGTATATTAGGTGGAAGAAGTGTTGATGTTGGGGCAATGATTGAAAAACTTGAGGGTGACGATCAGTTATTATCAAGTTGGGACATAGATGACTAATTTATGAAAATGCTAAAATATCTTTTTCTCTTACTACCGTTCTTTAGTTTCGCTCAAAGTGCGGACGGCACATTTAAAACAGTGACGGCAAGCGGGACTAATTCGTACACTATTTCAGAAGTACTAAAGTCTCCGGATGCTTATGATGTCAAAGAGAAGTGGATCGTAACATTCACTAACGGTAACACTGGAGCGATCACTATTAACAGAAATTCATTAGGTGCTAAGTCGGTTAAAAAACTAGACGGAACAGATTTTAGTTCAGGAGATATTCCTAGTGGAGGCAGACTTTTGGTTACTTATAATGGGACTAATTATCAGGCCATCGGTGGTGCCGGTAGTTCTTCTTTTGTAGGGCTTACTGATGGGCCAGGTTCATTTTCTGGAAAGTCTTTGAATTATACTAGGGTCAATATTGGCGAAACAGCACTTCAATACAGAACACCGTCACAAGTGCTTTCTGATATTGGAGGTCAGGCATCTGGAAATTATATTACTGCACTAATAGGAGATATTACGGCTTCAGGCCCAGGGTCAGTTTCAGCAACATTAGCCACTGTTAATTCTAATGTTGGAAGTTTTGGAAGTGCAACACAAACCGGAACATTTACGGTAAACGGTAAGGGTCTTATTACAGCCGCTTCGAATGTGACTATCACACCAGCCATTGCATCAATTACCGGATTAGGTTCTGTATGGCTCACTCCTTTACAGGCTTCTTTGGGAAGTGGATGGGCTGCGGCATTTGGTAGTACTTATTCTGCAACCTCTGTCGTTCGTGATGCAATGG